AACGGCGCTGTTGCTGGGTTTGGTTTAGCCAGCACAGGAACCTCGCAAGGGAACATAACCTCCGAATTCATAGTCAATGCAGACCGCTTTGCGATCATGAGAGGGGGAAGTAACACAACTGCCGCATCAGTGCCTTTCATTGTTCAAGCAAGCGGTACAACATTAAACGGTGAAACTGTGCCTGCTGGCGTCTACATGCAAGACGCTTTTATAAAGAACGGTTCAATTGTAAGTGCCAAGATAGGCTCGCTAGCAGTCGACAAGATCACCGGCACTTTCGCTCAATTTCAATCGGTTTTGACGGGTAACTTAGACGCAAACCGAATCAACATTGATGGTACGACTTTAACGTCTACAACGATTAATGGTGTTCCGACTTTAACTGTTAACGCAATAACAGCGAACAAGATTACCTCTGGAACACTCGACGCTGGGAACATAACGGTCACTAACCTGAGTGCCGACTCTATTGTTGGGGATATAAATGTTTTCCAGGCAGTTAATTCCACGAACAGCGTAACGCTTACTAATGCTAATCAGTATTACGAAATACTCGATGTAACGTTGCCAGCTCCAGACATCTCACACCTCCCTATTGCTTCCGTTGTTATGCAAGCGACGAAGTCATCTAGCGGAGGCACTGAAGTTGGGATGAAGATCACGATGCAGGGTAGTGGCAGCAGCACAAGTGTTCTAGGAACTATTACGGCTCGCAGCAGCAGCTCGTCTTTTGGCTTTACGTTTTACACGATGACAATCAGTGGGAACCACACAAGTACAGTCACATCCGGTGCAACTATTTTTAACACCAACAGCACGAGTCAAACCGGCACGGTGATTGGAACCAGTTATTCAAATGCAGCGACTACGATTACTTATTCAGGGGCTACTTTCTTTGCCGTTGGCAACTCGATCAGTGTCAGTAGTTCTAGTTCTAGTGAGGTCATTGTTTTTGAGGGGGGTCAGGACCACAACTTTTCAAATGGTCAGATATCCCAAGCTGCTGCTGGGTCTTTTTCACAGGCGGTTACAACATCAATACGAGTACGGGTATACGCGAAGAAGGAAGGAAAGACAGTCGTTGTTAATAAAGTTCAAGGCTTTTTAGGAGGCATTCGATAATGAGCAGGCTGGAAGGTTATTCAACTTGGGATGCGTCTGCGAACTCGATAGGAGTTGGGCCAGTTCAGGCGCCACCTGCTGGGTCTACTGATACTTGGTATGCCACTTACATAGATTTTGAAAATAACTTCAATGGATTTACACACGAAGTAAAGGCCACTTTTGATTCAGAAAATTTAGTTATTAACAGGTCGTTGGTTTCGCGCGATTACAGCAACGACAACACATTGCTTTTGGAATATATGCGTACAGCTCGCAACGATTTGTTATCCCAAAGTGACTGGACACAGACCACAGATTCGCCTTTGTCTGCAGAGAAACGAACTGAATGGCAGTTTTACCGCCAACAGTTGCGGGATTTACCGGCGTTACATGTGAACACAACGTCGCTTGACGATGTGACGTACCCAACCCCACCAGAGTAGGAGCACACAATGCATTGCATTAACCAAAAACCACGTAATACGAAACAGATGGCTAAGAAGATGGCCAACAAACGCAGGGGATACACTAAAAAAAAGGAGAAGAATAATGCCAATGGGTAAAGGAACGTACGGTAATAAAGTTGGTAGACCTAAAAACACGATGACGAAGAAAACTGCTAAAAAGAAGCCGATGTCGATGATGGTAAAAGGAGCTGATCTTTCTGGTCTGACTCCAAGACAACAGGCCACTATGAAAAAACATGCTGTTCATCATACAGGCAAGCATATGAAAGCTATGACCGCGATGATGAAGAAAGGCACTAGCTTTACTGAAGCCCACAAGATGGCGCAGAAAAAAGTAGGTAAGTAGGATGGCTAGGACTGATGAAGCTAAATGGAAGCGCATTGTTGCTTCTGTAAAGGCTGGGTCTGCCGGGGGAAAGCCGGGGCAATGGAGTGCCAGGAAGGCGCAGCTCGCAACGCAGCGTTATAAGAAATCAGGCGGGGGGTACAAGGGACCAAAGACTAAGGCCCAGAAATCTTTGTCTAAATGGACTAAAGAAGATTGGGGAACGAAGTCTGGTAAGAACTCAACACAGGGTAAGAAGGCAACAGGTGAACGATATTTACCAAAGAAAGCCCGTCAGGCTTTGTCTGATAAGGAGTATAAAGCGACCAGCGCTAAAAAGCGCAAAGACACCAAAGCCGGTAAACAGTTCTCCGCTCAACCTAAAAAAATAGCGAAGAAAACTGCTAAGTATCGAAGGGGGGCTACGTCGCGTTATAAGACTCGTCGTTAAAGTGCCCTATTAGGGCAGACCAGTTTAGACTAAATTATAAAACTTAATAAAATCAGGTACTTAAAAAACTGCCCTATTTACCCTTAGGTCTTTGTAACTTACTGATTTATAAGAATTTTATATTCTATGGCGGAGAGAGAGGGATTCTCTACGCGGCCTGCGTAAGTATGTGATACTACTGATTTTTATAATAGACTCCTAGAAATAGGGCAGTTATAGGGCAGTCGGTGGCAAACATAGAGCAACAAAGTGCCGGGGGAGGTTGGAGGGCGGTCATTCGCAAAGCCCGATACCCGCGCACGTCAAAAACCTTCAAGACTAAGTCAGCAGCTAAGGCTTGGGCTAGGAAGATCGAGATGCAGATGGACGAAGGTACGTTCATCGATGACAAAGAAGTAATTAGCCACAAGCTGTCAGATCTGATCCACAACTACCTTGAAGAATTAGAGCCTGTGAATCCAGTACTAGGGTCTAAGTTAGCTAGCCTTCAGCGTATGGCCAGAGAGTTTGACGGCGACACGCTTCAAGATCTAACGCCACAGTATCTTTTGAGTTACGGCAAACAGCGCCGCAAAAAAGTGGCCGCGTCTACGCTGCAGAAAGATATGTCTTATTTAAAACAGGTGATTGATTACGGCATTGTTGTTTGGAAGTTACCGTTGGCTGCTAATCCAGTAGTGGTTACGCAGCCTACGCTTGGGTCATTAAAGATGGTTGCAGGCAGCAGGCGTCGCACTCGTCGTTTACAAGAGGGGGAGTGGGAGAAGTTGATGGCAGGGGTTGGGCGCCAGTATGACACTGAGTCTGGAAACAATTGGCTTAGCCCTATGATTGAGTTTGCTGTGGAATCTTGCATGCGTCAGAGAGAAATACATGAGTTAACTTGGGCTGATATTGATTTTGAAAGGCACACCGTTGCTATACAAAGTAGAAGAACGCCAGGGCGCAAACAAGCAAATGATCATGTAATACCGATGCGAATGGGTGTGAGAGAGGTGCTCCTGCGTGAATATAAAAAGGTTGGCAAGGTAACCCGTAACAAAACACGACTGTCTACGCGCCTTAATCATGTGTTTGGTAAACCGGCTAGGAGTTCTTCGATATCAGATAGGTTTGCCAGAGTTTGTAAGCGGGTTGGTATTGAAGATTTGACGTTTCATGACTTGAGGCATGAAGGGATAAGTCGATTGTTTGAAGACAAAAAGAAGAACTACTCAATACCTCAAGTGGCACATATTTCAGGTCACAAGAAGTGGGAAACGCTAAGACGGTATACCCAACTCAATCCCGAAGACTTTTAAACCTCAGAGTTTCTAAGTTCGTTTTCTATGTAGTCTGCAACACCGCGCGTTGGGAACAAATAGCGTTTTCCCATGCGCCAATGGGGTATGCCTAATGAGTCAGAGTAAAGTTTGTTGTAGATCGTTTGTTTATTGATTCTTCCTAATTCAGCTAAATCTTCAACGGTCATGAACAAACCATATTTATCTTCTAATACATTTCCCATCATTTTTGTATTACTCCTCGATGGCGGCTTTTACTTCCTCCGTAAGCCGCTGTAAGTACCAGTTTGCTTTGTTTAAGTCTTGCACTTGGAGATTTGGTTCTTGGTTCTTTTTGTCCCATCGCCATAGGTATTTGATGGCGTTGCCTTTTAAGTAACCTTGAAACGCTTCGGCGCTTAAGCTTGCTTCGATGGCTTCGATGCACTCGATGCCACCGAGGTTATAGTGCTCTGGTTGGTTAACTGGATCGGACATCTAAACTTCCATGCTACGAAATGAGATAGTACTACTGCTAATATTTATACGCAATAGATGATAATCATTCTTATTTAGGGTTAATTTATGTCAAGTCTTTCTAGAATATAAAAGACAGTATTGCGGTGTAATGCTCACTGTACGAGGCAAGTTTTATGGCTTTCCATTCGTCATCTTCATGACAAGAAACTTTGAATTTTTGTGCTTTTGTTTTGCGGCTAATGCAGTAAACAGTTTTATGGGTGTGTAAACGAGTAAGCTCGTGGTTACCTTTCTTTTTGCGCGCGGTTTTTGTCGGTACAACGCCTACCTTTATGCCTAGTGGCAAGTAGTTGTTCGGTTCATTGATCTCAAAGAACTTAAAGTCTTCGGTAAAACACGAAGGTCGTACAAAATTTTCAGACTCTAAAGTAAAGCGTTCTCCAGATGTTTTTAGGTATAGAGGTAAAGATCCGTATATAGGCTGGTCGTCGTGGTACTTAGGATCAATGTCTTCTGGTGCTACATCTAAAAAATCAGCGAGCTTGATGATGGCTTGATCGTTTAATGAAGTGATGTTGACAAGGTAATGACTGAATGCGCTTTGCGTCCATCCGAGTTCTTTCGCTGCTTGCGTTTGGGTTATGCCTTCTGCTGTTTTCTTTTCGTTCCATAAGCGCCTGAGGTTTGCTAGCACAATGTCTTTATGTGCTTGAGAATTTCTGTCTGTTGTCATTATTTTGATCTCTACTTTTGAGCACCCTGTTGGTTAACCATGTGGCAACCTCAGATACATCTAAGCCTGACTCAAAGTCTCCTACGGTAAGTGATTTATGCCAGTTTTGGTCTATTTGGATGACTGCTCCCTTTGTCGATCCAATTATGACCGCTACTAATAAGTTATAAGACCACATGCGGTCTAACCACGCAAGTTGGAGTGCTGACAGTCCTCCTTTAATTTTCGTTGTGGGCTTTTTTGGAAGTCTATTTATGTATTTGTATTCAACAAAAATTGTACCGGCGGGGCCAGCGTACCAAGTATCTGGTACCCCGCCTGTGTACGTGTCGTGAATCTTCCACCGATAGATTTCGGGAGGAAGTTTACGGTGCACAGCTTTTATAAAACCGTGCTCGTTCACCAGATGCTAGGCATGTGATTGGTACAGAGCCTCGGCGGCTTTGTAATCTTCTTCCTGCGCCCAGCCTGTCCAATCAATCTTAAGATTGAGGTAGGTGGCGCCAGATCTGTTCTCAACAGCAACCGTAGACACATGCCAAAGGCCAGCGAAACGGTCACCACCTTTCATACTGATCTGGGTATTCCAGTTCTTTGATACACTGAGTTTGCTGTTAGCAAAGTCAAAAATCGCAGGCATGGATAGCTCACCTGTTTTTGGATCTTTGAGCACCATCAAGTGGCTGTGCGTTTCAGTAATCTGAAAGTTTGATGCGGGTACTTGCTGCCCCTTGTCGTCCTCTTGCGCGTCAATAAGTGCTTGCGCTTCTGCTGCAGTAGCCCCGGCACCAATGTAACCGCCGCCTGCGTCGCGCGTGCGCCATACTACGAACTCGGTGGTGAAGTTGATGCTGATTACATAGAGGTCTTCCCCTAATGTTGCACCGCTTAGCGTGTTCAAGAACATGCCTGGCTCAGCGCCTTCAATGTATTTGGGGTGATGCTTGTCTACTTCGTCAGACATCTTTTGCAGCTGCTTGATGCGAGGAATTGCAAGCTGTGCGCCTACGTTCTCGTTGCCGCGCGATGTTTCTGTGTTGATGTAAGCAGGCACAGTGTCTTCTGCAATTGCTAGTGATGTTTTAGCCATAGGTGGTTCCTTACAGTTAGTTGTTAAAGAGATCGAAAGTTGAGTTTTGTTAGCTCACGCATGCTTAGCCCCGGTATGTCCCCGATATTTGAGACGTACTCGCGGATAGCAGTGGCGGATAAACGTCGATGCAACATTTCTAGCATTCTGTTTTCTACAACAAAGTCATAGAAAGCATCCCAGTCATCAGCATTAGGTACTAGCTCAGTTGCGACACTAATGGTGGCGATGTCGTTGGCCATACGTTTGACCCCGACTTCGTTCATTTGTGCCATCAATTTACGGGCGATCTCTTCTTCCCGTTCCTTGAGTTCTTTGACCTCGTCGTTGAGGTCTTTAATCTGTTCTTTGACTTTTTTAAGGTCATTGATTTGTTCGTCTATGTTCATGCTGCAATGTGTCCTTTTTGACGTGCGACATCGGCGTATTCTGCGAGTGTTTTAGTTGGCTCCCAATGCAGGTCGCGCTCAATACCCAACCCTAAAAACCCTTTGAAGGAAGTAAGGTCTTGCATAGATACCGCGCCCAGTTCTGGATGCCCCATGCCTAAGTCACACAGGCCAAAGAAAATTGCGTTGCCACTTTCGATGCTGCCTGACTCGATCTCTGAGATGAGCCAGGTTGCAGAACCTGTGGGGTTGAATAGCTTGAGGTGGGGTACCCGTTCTTTTTCGGGTAACTCTTCGTTGGCGCGAAGTTTCTTTTCGATCTCTTTTGTTATCAGCTTCATGCTGTTCTCCTTAGAGTGCTAAGTTCGTTTAGGGTGCTGAGCAGCTCTTCCATGCGTCCAAGCTTGCCTTCCAGCTTTTCGTAGACATCTGGCTCCCAAGTATTTTCTGCAGCGATGCGTATAACCTCGGTGCGTTTCTTTTGCCCCGCCCGATAGATACGTCTGTTGAACTGTTGATAGTGTTCAGCGTTGTATGTAGGCGAAGCCCAGATGATTGAGGTGGCGGTGGTCATGGTGAGACCGTGACCAGCAGACTGCGGATGGCAGAACACAACTTGTAGTTGTCCCGCCTGCATGCGATCAACAATGTCATTGCGTTTATGCGCTAGCGTTGACCCGTCAATGATTCCGTATTTGATTTTGCGACGCTGGCATTCGGCGACCATATGGTCCCGTTCATGAGTCCAATTGAATGCAACTAGGCTGTGTGCTCGTTGCTCAACCAGCTCCAGTACAAGGTCATAACGATCTTTGTGTACACCAATAACCTTGCCTTCGTTGTCGTACATGGCGCCTGTGCACAACTGCAGTAGTTTCTTTACTTTGGCCCCTGCGTGTACGGCGTTTACCGTACCTTCGCTTGTGTGTAGAACTGAGTCGGTAGCCAGTTCTACGTATTGGTCCATGATTGATTTAGGCAAAGTAGTAGTCATGGTACTAACTGTTTGCGAAGGCATATCAATGCAGTCTTCCAATGTGTACCGGATGTTTATGTCGAGGAGGGCACTTGCAACTATCTGTTCTGCGTCGTCACGATCTACCCATTCATTGGCGAATCCGTTGAAGCGACTGGTACATACAGCAGATCGAAAGGAATAGTACCTACGACCTAGACGTTCGCCGCCGTCAATAAGATAGGTGGGATGCCAAATATCTAGGATGGAGTTGCTGTTCGGTGTACCAGACATGGCTACCCGATAGTCGAAGTACTCCATGATTCTTGCAGCAGCTTTGCTTCGCTGGCTGTCTTTGTTCTTGAATGCAGTGAACTCGTCGATGCAAATGGTATTGAAACCATCGAGTACAGATTTAGGGTCTTTTGCAATCCACTTCACAGCGTCATGGTTAGTCAACACAATGTCTGTGTTTTCGTTGAATGCTTTCAAACGATTGCGCGCATAGGCAACTGAGTAGCTAAGTCCCTTCTGGAACTTTTCTATGTCTTCTCCCCAAGACGCTTGCAAGATAGACAAGGGGGCGATAACAAGCATTCGGCCTTTGTCTTTCGGTAACTTTGCAAAAGCGTCGATGACGCTGCGGGTTTTACCAGTACCAGGATCTGAAGTAATTAAGCATTTATGTTTGTTAAGTATGAAGTTTGTAGTATGTGTTTGATGAGAAAATGGTTTGATAGACATAGTTAGTTTTTAGTATTTAGGTTTAGAATAGTACCATTGCTAATAATTAAGATCAAAGCTTATCGCGTTTGGTTGTACGTATATTCGGTTCTCTCTCAAGGATGTTGTCTAGTATCTTGCCACGCCACATAGCTGCGTCTTCTCTTGTCATCTTGCCTATGATTTTTATGTGAGATTTTTGCAGTTTGAAAGTCGACCAGAAGATTGCTTCTGGCGGATCTGTTTTTAGGGTGTACTCGACAGTCGTACCATCGTCATCGATGTAAAGCATCTGCATACAGTTCTCCGATTAAAGGTTCCGCAACCCCGGCCAGTTGCGCGTGTTCGGAGGAACTACTACGAAAGGACTGACCGAGGTTGCGAAGCTGTTAAGCGACTCCCCATGCGCACTCGGGGAATTCGCCTTTTTTGTAGGAGCACCATTTACAATTACTTTTACTTGGGCGTGGTTCGTAGTCGGTGCAAGTAGTCATTGCTATGCCGCGTTTGTAGAAGCCTGGAGCGAAGGTCATTGCTTCAGCTCTGGTGAATTGTTTGATCGTTGTTTCGCCTTTATCTAAGTACCACAATTCTGTTTGTGCAAACTCAACACTTGGGTACCGAAAGAAAGTACCGATTGCATACAATAAGCATTGTTGCCCGTGACCAATTTCATTCCCCCATTTTTTACCTGTTTTGTAATCGATGACCCTTACAGAGCTTTCGTCTTGGTGTACTAAAGCATCTAGCTTGATACGTGCCCAAGTCTTGGGTGTCATCCAGCCAACTGGTTCCCAGTCAAGATCGAACCCCCATTCACCTTCAAGCTCTACCTTTGCTTCGGCGTACAGCTTGCGAAGCTCGTCAAACTGATCTTCAAACTTCTTTAAGGCATCAGGCATCTCCCCAAGCAAACCGGCTACATAATCTTCTGCTTGCTGATGGATCTCAGACCCGCGAGTTGCAGCAGGGCTGGATGGTTCTGCGATCTTTTTAACGCGACTTATGTATGTGCGGTAAGGGCACTCTTCAAATACTTTTAATGCAGAATATGACCAAGCAGGTGTAAGCCCCAGCTTTTCTGGCTTAGCTGTAAGCTTCTCTAAGTCGGGTCTGATGTCTTGGGTTAAATTCATACATAACAGATTAAACAAAATAGTAGTATAGCTAATAATAGTAAGCATTGGTCAAGCGACCAAAGCGGCTAAGTCCTTCTCCGAAAAGTAGGTATCAATAAGTTCTTTACGAGTGTCTTCGCTTACTTTCCACTTGATCTCTACGCCTCTAACGGGATTCGCATCACGGCCTGCATTGATTTCGCGCTTACGTATTTTTACCAAGCCGTTACGTTCTAAGCGTTTGGAAAACTCTTTGGAGTTCATGCGTGGTGTTTGTTCGGTGAGTGCATGGAACACCGTGCGTAGATGCTCACCCGGCGCCATTGAATATTCCAGATGGCAGTTAGCTATCCAGTTCTTAACGAATCGTTGTGCATTCATGATCTCACCGCTGCCCATCAGTGCTGCTGCATCGATCTGTAAAACATCTGCAAAGTACGAAACGTCGCCTTCTTTGATGGCACGGCAGAACTCTTCAAAGACTGACATGCTGATGTGTTGCATCTCGGACTTAGCGTCGTTGTTGACGCAGGTACGAACCAGACGTTCAACCACTCGGTAACTCTTCAACACACCGGCAAACTGGGTAAGTTCATTCTCGATCTGATCTAAATTGTTGAGTACCGTTGGGTGAGCGTCTTCAAGCTTAGTCTCTTGGCGCGGTGCGATATTGTATCGACGATCACCTTCTTCAATCTTCACAGCGTCGAGTCTGTTTGTCAGGAAGATAAAGTTGGTAAAACTTTTAATCTCAGCCTGATTGCTGCGCATCGCACGGATAGTAAGAGTGTTCTCTGTAATCTGGTTCTTTAGTTTGTCAGCTATCTTGATCGTACCTTGTGCTGCAGAACTCATGTGGAACTCGTCAACAATCAAGAATAGGGCAGTGCGCATATACAAATTGAACTGCTCTTCTATGTTCTGCAGGGCTTTCATTGGAACGTGTGCTTCACCAAAGAGTGGTCGCAATATACGGCTATAGAACAAACCTTTGCCTGTGCCAGGAACGCCGGTCAGAACCCATGCTGTTCCAGCTTTGCGTTTAGTCTGATAGATGTACGCCAACCAGTTGATGAACCGTTCAAATTCTTCATCACCATTGCCCAGTATGTGATGGATTAAGGTGTAAATGAGAGGGCATATGTCCTTCAACTGAATGCCTTGGCCCAAAGACAAAGGTCTAGGTGGGGGTTCAGC